CGAGCGTCAGAGTCGAGCTCGACACGGTGGCGGCCTTGCCGTTGATCAGCGTGGTGCCGCCGGTCGTGATCGTGATCGTGCCCGTCGCCGCGTCGAGGATGATCGTCTTGCCGAGATAATCGAACGTCACCGAGCGGCCCGTGCCGCCGTCGTCGGCCGGGATCACGAGCGGACGGCTCAGCGTCGCCAGCGTCTCGCCGGTCGTCTGGCCGAGATGCCCCACGTCCACGGTCGCCTCGGCGGCAGCACCGGGGTTCGTGTTCGAGATCACGATGTTCGTGACGGTGTAGACGGTGCCGAACAGGTTGAGGACCGTTCCGGCACCGTCATGAGGCGTCGAGGGATCGGGCATCGTCAAGTCTCCTGCCAGAGGATCGTGTACGTCTGCGTAACGCTAAAAACCGGAGGCAGGTCGCCACCTGCCAACTGCACGAACCCGTCCTGCTCGTTCTGCAAGGCGACGTGTCGCACTGATACTGAGGATGCCACGGCGGTCCCCCACCCATCCAGTTTTGCGCGGCAGGCATCCGCCAGTTCTCGGACCGCCTCATAGGTCTCGGCGTAGAGCTCCAGGGCGAGCGTCACGACCGGGAGCCCGCCACGGGTATTGCCGAGCGTCGTCTCCCGGGTGACCGCCTGACGCCGCCACGTCGCGAGCGGGAGAGCCGCCGATGCCGGGGCGAGGACCGGGTAGATGCGGGTGCCGAGGATCGCAGCCACCGTCGCGTCGGCGAGCAGGGCGTCGGCGACGGTCTTTTCGGGTGACTTGAATGCCATGTTCGGGATGGGCTTTCGCCTATCCCGAACCTATGGACTCACACCCCCACCCTTGCAGTTATCAAACGATGAAACATCGGCGCTATCAGAGCGTTCCAGTAGCTGATCTCGTCAGCGTGCTCAGGGCACGCTCCAGCGAGATTCTCAGTTCACGCGAGAGAATCTCGGCGACCGTGGTCGAGGTCTGATCCCACGTCGTTTTCAGCGGCGGTTGGCCGAGGATGCCGCCAGCCCGCATTCCCTTGATCGTGATCGGCGTTGCGGATCGCTTGAAGAACGCTTGCGGATATCCGGGCTGAGTCTCGACTCGCTGCCCTTCCTCGCCTCGCGGCGGTCGCGGTGTCGGCTTGATTTTGAACGGGCCCAGCTTATTGAACGACGAGGCGTAGTAGGCGTTCTGCCCGCTCACTTGGTGGGCTCGCACCGTCGTGACGCTGCCGCTGCGGTTACGTCGCGTGTGCGACTTGCGGGCGTACGGCGTGTTCGAGAGCTTGTCGATGACGGTGTCTTTCGTGCCTTGCTCCAGCCAGAACTGGTGAAACGCACGATCCGGTCCTTTGCGGACTCGACCGCCCTGGGCCGACTCGCTCGCACCTTTCCCCGCGCGCTTGTAGCCGAGCAGCCCGACGGCGTTGCCGTCTCGCGAGTACCCGACGATCTTCACAGACGCCGCACGCTTGAGGTTGCCGGTCGGTCCCTCGGGCGTGTTTTGCTTCAGACGCTCCAGCGATGGGGCGAGCGCCTTTTTCAGCGCTTCTTCGATGATGCGAGCCTTTTCGGGCGGCTCTAGGATGCGACCGATCGCCGTCTGCAGCTCTCGCAGTTCGGCGATCTCGGCGCTGATCGTGATCCCTGCGGTCGCCATCAGTCCGTATCCTCCACGCACAGGAGCTCGTGCTCGGTGCGGTTGTTGTGTTCGAGGAGGCTCGTGATCTCCAGAATGCGGCCACGCCACGAGAGCCGCATTCGCTGCGTCAGCCCGGTCACGTATCGCATCCGCACGCGGTGCGTCACCTCTGTCTGCTGCTGACCGGACTGGAGAACCTCGCGACCGGATAGCCCGTCCACGCTCGCCCACACTTCGGCGAACGTGCCCCACGTCTGCACGACCTCGCCGATCGAGTTGCGAGCCTCGGTCGCACTCTGGATCGTGACTCGCTCACGGAGCCGACCCGGATCAATCGCCATACATCACCAGCGTGTAGGACGACGTGCCAGCGGTTGCATCCACGCTCACCTGGAGCGAAGTCTCGGCCGAACCGACCTCAGAGACGGCACCCTGCTCGGCACGCGACATCACGAGCGGCTTGCCCGTGGCACCGCCGACGCACTTCACAAGCGTAGCGCCGGTCGCCGAGAACACGATCCGAGAGACCGAAGAGAACGACACGGCAGAGCCCGATGCCGCCGTGTACCCAGGCGAGGCGAGCGTGATCGTCACGGCTGATGTGCCGCACGTGCCAGAGACGACGGCGACCTTGCCCGACGTGTACTCGCTCGAGGTCTGGAGTGCCACGACCTTCGTCGAGGCTACACCGGTAGCCGACGCCGTGTCAGTGAACTGAGAATCGACGATGATGCGTCCGTTCATGTGTACGATCCCCACTTCACGGAGTCGAGCAGCGACTTCACGCCGAACGGCATCTCGGAGAGCGACACGGAGTCGGCCGCCATGCGACGCTCGTACCACTGCCCGACGAGCATGAGGATCGCCGCCTTGACCCTCGGCGAAACCTTGCTGCCGTCGTCGCCGCGACCGCCCCACCACGTGACCGTCACGCTGCCGTAGTCGAGGAGGTGACTCGGCCACGATCCGGCGTAGAGCGTTCGCAGCGTGCCGGGCTTCGCGTCTCGATCGACGCGGTACTCGGTCGTCGAGAGCGTCGCAGTGTTGCCAGCCTCGCTTGCGGTGTAGACGATCGACACCGCCGTGCGACCGGTGGTCTGGCTCATCGGCGGGCGGGGCAACTCGATGACCGCCGGAAACGCATCGAGCCGCATGACGTACTGCGTGTCCACGAGCGTCTCGTCCATGTAAGTCTCGCAGTACTCGCGAGCCGCCGAGATGAGCGCAGCGATGTAGGCGTCGTCGGTGTTGTGATCGACGCGGATGTGTGCCTTGGCGTCGGCGACGCTCACCGGCTCGACCACCGGCTGCGTGGCGACCTTCAGTGATCGGTATCGCTTGCCGTCATTCATGCCGTCGCCCCCTGCGTCGTGGCGTCACGTCTGCTCGCTCCGCGACCGGCTCCACCGCTGCCGTCTCGATCAGCGATTGCTGCGTCTCTCGCTCCGCGTAGCCCCAAGCGAAAAGCCTCGCGGCGAACCCCTCGTCTACCTCGACGAGCTCGCCCGCCTTGTAGGCACCGTATGCACGATTCATCCGCACCCGTATTGTCTTCACTCGCCGACCCTCCATGCAGTTTCCGGCGGTCGCTTCGTTCGCTGCCACGAGGTCGTGTGCTGAAACACCGGACCGGAGAAATCCTTGCTCGGCCACGAGATCACGTATTCTCCGTGACCGATGACGACGCGGGGCGTGATGAAGAGGCGGTTGCCGCTCGCCTTGAACTGACGCCAGAACCACAGATCATCGTCAATCCGCCCGTCGCCCCAGCCGCCATCGGCGTCGGGCTTGCTGTGGAACCACGGCTTGAGCGTTCGCCTGAGCGCCCTGGTGCTGATCACCGTGCAGCCGAAGTGAGCCGTATCGACCTGCTGGACGGGCTCGGCGAACCACGACAGCGGCAGTTCCGTTTTGCCGTCGGCGGGCGGATCGTCCATCGTGTCGAGGAGCGTGAGCATCGGACGCCCGTCCTCGCGCTTAGCCTGAATCGGGGCGAGGGCGTCGCACTGGCAGGTCATCGCGATCGCGAAGAGGCGCTCGATGTCCGAGCGGGTCACGAACGTGTCGTAGTCCAGCGTGATGATGTACTCGGTCGTCGGGGCGAACTCTTCGAGCATCCGCGTCAGCACCTGCGCCCAGAACGCACCCTGGCCCAACGTCGGGCGGATGTGCAGCGGCATAAGGCTCTCGATGAACGCGAAGACGTTCGTGAGCGGCCCGAACCGGGGAGCCGACAGCACCGCCTCGGCACGCACCTCGACCGACGTATCGCCGACTTGAACGATCACGCGTCACCCTCCAAAGCGAAACGGCGGGCGGCTCAACGCCACCCGCCGCTCACTGTGTCGGTCGTGTCAAGTCGATCAGCCGCTGACCGTGGCGTTGACGCCCTTCGCGGAAGCCGAGACGGGGCCGTCGTTGCCCTTGCCGAGCCGGGCGATCGTGTAGACGGTGCCGGTCGTGTAGGGCGTGGCGGTGACCTTGAGGTAGCGCTTCTTGCCCCGGCAGTCCACGTCCATCCGCACGACCACGTCGCCAGCGGTGGCGGTCGGCGTCGGGATCGTGAAGCCGCCGGTGCCGCCACCGACGAACG